GTGTTTTAACCCAATGAGCCACCACCACCAGCTCCGCCACCACCACCTGGGGTTAAAACACCACCAAACGTAAGATCCCATAGCGCGCCTGCGCCACCACTACCGGGTATCACCCTGCCGCCGCCACCAGCGCCGCCACCTGAAATTCCGACGTTGTGGTTAAGCCAATCGTTTATTTTCCCGTCAGCCCCCGCTTGACCCGGAGCACCACCTGTGCCCCCTATAATTGCCCACCAATTATTTTCAAGCGTAGCACTAGCGCCGCCGACACCACCGCCTGCCCCGCCACCGCCGCCGCCCATGCCGTTGTTACCAATTCCTGCCTGGAAGTTGCCTGCTCTGCCGCCTCCACCGCCGCCGCCGGCTATGTAACTGTTGTTGGTTATTGTTACATTGAGGCCTAAAGATATTGCGGCGCTACCGGCAATTGGATTAAGCGATGCAACAGCCAGATATGCTGTATTTGTTGCATCATACGGGACTGATGTGTTATACGTGCATCCGCCTCCCGTTCCGCCCATACCCATAATGTAGCCGTTGTTGATAACGGTAACCCCGCCTGGCCAAGATCCATCAATGGTCATCCCAGGCGTGCCGGTGGTCGTGGAGTAAATATACACACCGGGCGCAACAGTTATTACAGCCTTTGAACTACCATCCCAACCATTAAACAAAGCCCAGTTCCTTAAATTAAGGTTGGTTTGATTCGACGAAATGGTTAAAGATATCTCAGCGCCTTTACCCCAGAAACCACCGGGCATGCTCAACGTAGAGCCAGAACTTGTGCCAGTCAACGTGCGCACATTTGCGTCGTTGAATGAAATGGTGGCTGTGGTTGACTGACCCAATTCCAGGTTGACCGATTGCCCCGTGGTAGATCCACCAAGGCTGATGGGGCCCGACGCGTTGAGTGCCATTACGGCGTTCCGTAGCCTGTCACGTTGCCTGTAACGATGAAGTTACCAGACGAGTCAAGCGAGCCAATCGTTGTGGTGCCGTGCTTAAACACCAGCTTTGAGCCAACCTGAGATATGGTGAAGTTGGTCGTGGCCACGCTGCCCGCCGTGCCCGTCGTGTTCTGGTTCAACGTCGGCACGTCGCCGGCCTGGATGGCCGACATGACCACGTTGGTGCCGTTGCCGCGCAGATATTGACCCGACGTGGTCGCGCCAGCCAGTGCGTTGATGGCCGCCTGCTGTGTCGTGGCGCCCGTGCCGCCGCTGCTGACGGCCAGGGTGGCCGACAAACCTGCCGCCGTGCCCGTCGTGTTCTGGTTCAACGTCGGCACGTCGCCGGCATCGATGGCCGACATGACCACGTTGGTGCCGTTACCGCGCAGGTAGTAGCCCGATGTTGCTGCGCCAGCCAGTGCGTTGATGGCGCCCTGCTGGCCCGTGTTGCCGGTGCCCCCGTTAGCAATTGGCAACACGCCGGAGATGTGTTGCGTAAGGTTGACCTTACCATACGAAGGCGCGGCGCCCACGCCGCCAGACAGCAGCACGTTACCCGCTGCAATGTCAGACAGTTTGGCCAGCGTTGTCGAACCAGACGCGTACAGAATGTCTCCGATTGTGTACGAAGCAAGGTTAGTACCTCCGTGCTCAACCGGCACGGTGCCCGAGATGTCAGCAGCCAACAGTGCCGACATGCTTGCGTTGGTGCCGTCGCTGCGCAGGTAGTAACCCGCGGTTTGTGTGCCGGTCAGGGAGTTAATCGCCGCCTGCTGCGTCGTTGCGTTGGTGCCGCCGTTGGCAAACGGCAACGTGCCAGACACCTGAGTCGTCAGGCTCAGACCCGTAATGGCGCCTCCCAGCGTGATGTTGCCCGAACCCGTTACCGTGCCAGACAGCGTCAGCCCGTTGGCCGAACCGGTGCCTGTAACAGACGTTACCGTACCACCCGAATAACCCACCACGGGGTTCCAGGACGGGGCCACACCGGGGCCGTTGGTCTGCAGCACGTATCCGGCAGTCCCCGGCGACAAGAAAGAAGTTGTGTTGGCCGCTACCTGAACCGGAACCGAGCCAAGCGTGCCCCCGGCCAGGTTAGTCGCCAACGACACAGCGCCAGCTTGTGCCAGCAAAAACACGCCGCTGTTGTCACGGGCGTACAGCTTCTTGTCCGTCACGTTGAGCGCAAGCTCGCCAACGATCATGTTGGAAGCCGAGGGCTGCAGACCCGCCGTCGTCGAGTAATACAGTTGAATGGGTGTAAAGCCGGCTTGTGACATCTAGGTGTCCTTATCGGGTGTAGTAGCTGATGTTGGGTGTAATGTATTGCGGTGACTTGTCGCGGTCCTCGTTCTCGGCCGTGATGGTCGCCTCAATGGCGTCGTTCTTCAACATCGTGATGCGGTTGATGTCGACACCGGGCAGCAGCTTGGCCACGCGGTGAGAGAGCTGCGCCTGCATCGCAGGCATCCAGCGGTCAGGGACCGCAATCTCGTTGGTCAGCTTGCCCACGTCCTGGGGCTGCATCTCAATCAAAATCATGAACGCCTGGAACGCATCCTGTGGCACCGGCCACACGTTCATGATCGGGGTCACCTGACGGTCGAACCAGTACTGAAGCGAACGCTCGCCCAGGAAGTCCTTGTTCGGTAGGTTGAAGTAACTGTCACGGTTTAGTCGTGCCAGGGGCACGTCCTGCTGGACCGACGCCAGGGAGAACGCGCGGATCTTGACCTGCGAGGTCGACGGGTTGCGGAAACGCCACCACTTGGCAAGGGGGGAGCCGTCGATCTGCGTGTAGCCCCACTGGTTAACGATGCCGTTGGTGACCGTCACCATCGGCGCCCACGTAATGCCGTCGTAGCTGTACTCGACGTTCATCGTCGTGCCAACCGTGTCACAGTAGAAGCCCGCGCTCAAGAACCGGTAGCCGTCCTCGTAGAAGGCCTGTGCAGACGCGCCGGCGGCGATGGTGTACTCCAGGTCCAGAGACACCGTGTTGAACGCGCCATACACGTTGTCTGACGTCGTGCTGGGCCGGGTCATCAGTCGGTAGTTGGCCTCGCGGATGTCCACGGTGCCAACCGGCATCTCGTACTGTCGGGTCTGGGTCTTGCTGCCAATCACCAGGTAATCCAGCAGCCAGAGGTTCACGCCGCGGTTAGACAAGTTGATGAGGATGTACCAGAGCGCCTGGCGCGCACGGTTGACGTTCTCAGGCGTCATCTCCTCGGGCAAACGACCCGCCTCGCTGAAGGCGAAGTTGATCATCTGGTCAACCGAGATGACCGTCTGCGCCGTCGTGTTCGAGGTGTTGTCGTAGTTGCTTGCCATTAGCAGTTCCAGTTCCTAAGCGAGGCCTTTGCCCGTTCCGCGGGTCCGCTGGCCTTCTTAACGACGCCCTCCATCCGGGCGCAAAAACTATCTTTCCTGGCCTTGTCCGACTTTGTCTTAGGGTTCGGGGCGGGGGCCTTCAGGTTACTTCCGTTCTTGCGGTTGTACTCTTCGCGGCCCTTAGCCGTCATGCCCGCACCCTTTTCGGTAGGGTTGTACGTTTTGCCCTTGCCAGTTGTCTTGCGCGGGATAGGTTTGTCGTGTTTCATTTTTTCCTCTCCGGCAACTTCTTCTTGGCCGGTCCGGCCTTGACGAACTCTTTGCCGACAGACTGTTTGATGCCGACCTTCTTGGCAAACTCGGGGCTGCGAGCAACCCCCTGCATCAACCGGTTTTGAGCCTTGGACTCAATCGGCATGTCAGCACTTCCCGCCTTTTTTGAACATGTCGGGCTTACCCTCCAGGGCGGGCAGGCCTGCCTTGGGCTTGGCCTTGACCTCTTTGGCCTTGATCATGCCGCCGGCCTTGTACTTACCCATGCCGCCGCCACACATTTCGCGCACGGTGCCCTTCTCTTTCTTGGCGCGACCGCCACGCTTGAGCTTGGTGAGGTCGGTCTTCTCGCCCTCGTGTGACTGCTCGTCGTGCATCTTGAATGCCTTCTTAACGATCTTTTTGTCTTGCGCCACGTCTTCGTGGGACATCTCCATGTCCTTTTTAGAGTGGTCGATGCGGGGGGTATATTTGGCCATGATTTGGTTCTCCTATCAATA